ATTCAAATAGCCTATACTGTTTTATTAGATAATGATACAAATGAGATTTCCTTAATATTATAATAAATGGCTTATTCTAAAGTAAACAATACATCTGGTACTAATAAAAAAGATATTAAGTACTTAAACAGAAATTATAATCAATTAAAGCAAGATCTTGTTGATTTTACTAAAAATTACTTTCCTGATAATTTTAATGATTTTTCAGAAAGTAATCCGGGTATGATATTTTTAGAATTAGCATCTTATGTAGGAGATGTTCTTTCATTTTACACGGATACACAAGTACAAGAAACTTTTATAGAATCAGCTAAAGAAAAAACCAATTTATTATCTTTAGCTTATAACTTAGGTTATAAACCATCAGTTACTAATCCTTCTACAACAGATATTGACCTTTATATCCAAATCCCCTCAACAGGAACAGGAGATTATCCCCCTGATTGGAATTATGCTATAACAATAAATAAAAATTCTATTTTCAAAACAGGAGAAGCAGATTCAGTATCATTTTTATTAGATAGAGATGTAAATTTTCAAGTTTCATCATCTTTAGACCCAACAGAAGTACTTCTTTATGATCTTAACGGTAATCCATTAGATGATGGGTTAAAGGCTGAACATTATTTATTAAAAAAATCAGCTAAAGTTATAAGTGCAGAAATTAAAACCTCTACATTTACTTTAGGAGATCCAACTAAATTTCTTACTTTAGAAATTCCTGATAAAAAAATTATAGGAATTGAATCCATAACGGATAGTGATGGCAATATCTATCATGAAGTCCCTTATTTAGCACAAGAAACTATATATGAAGATGTTCAAAATGTAGCTGCTAATAACCCTGATCTTCAACAATACGGAAATGATACACCTTATCTATTAAGGCTTAAAAAGGTTCCTAAAAGATTCGTAACTAGATTTACATCAAATAATGTACTTCAAATTCAATTTGGAGCAGGTATTAGTAGTGGTATAGATGAAGAAATTATACCTAACCCCGATAACATAGGAATTGGAGTTAAAGATAATAGATCTCTCTTAGACTTTGCATTTGATCCATCAAACTTTATGTTAACTAAAACATATGGTGAAGTTCCTTATAATACAACACTCACAGTAAATTATTTAGTAGGTGGGGGAGTTGAATCAAATACTGAATCTAATTTAATTAATAGACCATTTTCCGTATCAACCTCTCAAAATAATTCTGTTAGTAATAATACAGTATTAAACATAGTAATCGAGTCTATAGCAGTGAATAATCCATTACCCGCCACCGGCGGTGGTCCTGGTGATACCATTGAAGATATACGCTTAAACTCAATAGCTAACGCGGGGGCCCAATTGCGTACTGTATCAAAAGAAGATTATATAATTCGTACACTATCTTTACCAGCTAAATTTGGTAAAATATCCAAGGCATATATTATAAAAGATGATCAAATCACAGTTGATAGTAGTGCCCGTATTACAAATCCAAATGGGTTAGATTTATATACATTAGCATATGATGGAAATAAAAATCTAACCACCCTAAATCCAGCTACACGTCAAAATCTTATAACATATCTTGAAGAATATAGAATGCTAACTGATGCTGTTAATATAAAAGATGCTGCTATTATTAATTTTGGATTAGAATTTGATATTGTTACTTTTAAAAACTTTAGTAATGACCAAGTTTTATTAAATTGTATAAACGCATTAAAAGATTATTTTAATGTAGATAATTGGCAAATCAATCAACCTATTATTTTAAATGAAGTTTATAATGTGATAGGATCTATAGAAGGAGTTCAAAATGTAGAAAATGTAGAATTAATTAATAAAACAGGAGTTGTATCTGGATATTCTCAATATTCATATGATTTTGATTCAGCAACCATAGATAATGTATTATATCCTTCGATGGATTTAAGCATTTTTGAATTAAAATATCCTAATACTGATATAACAGGCAGAATAACTAAATACTAATCATGGCATATTACTTTTTATACCCCGAAAAAGATACAACAATATATTCACATCCTTTTAGACAAGATCTAAATACGGGTATAGTTGAGGCTTTATCTTTAACTTCTGAAAAGGGCAATGATGAGGATTTATATTATCCCTCAAGATTTCTTTTACAATTTAAGGACTCTGAATTGAATGATGTATTAGCAAATAAAGTTTCAGGTAATTTTTCGGCTAGTCTAAAATTATATGCAACCGAATATAGTAAAGATTTACCTACTTCTCAGACTATAGAATTATATCCTCTTTCTCAATCATGGAATAATGGTACCCAAAGATATTTAGAACACCCTTATAATAACAATGTAGTTAGTAATGGTGCTTCATGGTTATATAGAGATAATGGTACTACAAAATCTTCTTGGGGAACTATAACAGCTAATACTACGGCTAGTATTTCAGGCAGTTTACCAGTATCTGGTGGTATTTGGTACACAGGTAGTGGATTTGAATCCACTCAATCTATTGGAATTGTTGATAATTTTGATTTAAATTTTGAAATCACTAGTCAAATAGAAAAAATATCTTCTAGTATATTTGCCTCTCAAACATACCCTACAGGTATCCCTAACAATGGGTTTATTATAAAAAGAGAAAATGATGTATTTAATAACACCACAACTCAGGGTACTTTAAATTACTTTTCAGTAGATACACACACTATATTTTCACCTACATTAATTATTAAGTGGGGTGATTCTTCATATAATACTGGTAGTAATCATAACTCTGTATTAGATAGTGGTAAAATCCAACTCAATATAAATAATAATAAAGAATGTTATAGAACTTCTGAAGAATATACATTTAAATTAAATGCACGTAAACAATATCCCACAAGAACATTTACTACGTCTTCAAATTACCTAAATATAAATTATCTAACCACGGCTTCTTATTATAGTATTGAAGATTATACATCTAAGGAAACAATAATCCCATTTGATACTGAATTTACTAAATTAAGTGCTGATAGTGAAGGAATGTATTTTAAATTAGATATGCAAGGTTTACAACCAGAAAGATATTATCGTTTATTAATAAGACATGATAATAATGATGGTATAGTTATATACGATGATGACGTATTTTTTAAAGTAGTTAGATAATGGATAAGGTAATTCCTATACAAAAAAATATTTATAGTAGTAATAAATTTAAAGAAGTAATTGATACTGATTTTTCTGAATTATTTAATACTCAAGATAATTTTGGTGTTGATGACTTTTTCAACCAATATAATAGACTATTTATAGAAATACCTTTAAAAGGCCAGTCAAGCCATTCTGAATTAATTAGAAGAAGCTCCGAATTATTAGGCCCTACAGGTCTGGATGCTAAAGATAGAGAAATAGAAAATCTTCAAGCTACTATTAAAGATCTTTCAGAACAATTAGTTACGGCTAATCAACCAGATATATCTACTACTAGAGAACATCCAAGATTCCCTAATGGTTCTATGATAACAAGACCACAAGATAGTCTTGTAGGATGGCCAGATGCTTTTGTTATGGACCAAGGATTTAAAAGACCTATATTTTTTTCAGGTGATCAAGAATTTTATGGTTCGTTTAAAAAACTTTTAGGATATAATGATAATAATCCTGCTCCTAGGATTCCAGATTTTATAATAGATGATATTCCTACTGGTGAACCTCTAACTGAACAAAACTTTAATGATGAATTTATTCCTCCTAAAGGATCGTTTGAAGCAGAAGAATTTAGAATTACTATAGATCCTTCGGAAGCTAACTTAAACTTTAATAATTACGATGGTAACGTTGAAGAATACAGAAGTGCACTAGAAAAGGACTATAGTGAAAAAACTAACTTAATAGTTGCACTGGAAGAAAAAATTAATGGGTTTAATACTGAAATCCAAAAAATAAGAGGATAATGGCAAGGAGAAACCCAAATAGTCCTACAAATAAGGAACAAATAGTCCTAACAGAAGACCAACAACAAGCTATAGCTAACCTTAAGTCTGAAAGAGCAATATATGAAGAACAACTTAAACAAGCTCGAAGAAAACGAAATAAAATCAAAGATATAATAGATAACTTTGAATCAGTTATTTTAGGAGATGTATTATTAGATATACTACCAGATGAAACATCAGATGAAATAGTCAATTCTATAATTATATCTAAAACAGATATAATAAATGTTTTAAATGGTATCGATACATCAGAAATAATGGAAACTGTAACTACACAAGAATTCGTTCCATATGGTGCATTTGGTACAGGAAATATGCAAGACGTTACTACAGAAGTAGGCACAGGAGTAACAGTATCTGGTTATACCTCTGACGAAATTACTAAAGTAAAAAACGTTTTAGATAATATTTTTAATACTAGTTCTGTTAAAGAATTAATATCTTTATCACCAATTTTAAATGATGGGGAATTATACGCTCCTGTTTATTATCAAAAAATTAATGAATCTAATGGAACTTCTAGTGGTAAAGAATTATTAGAAAGTATAGTAAGAGATATTGAAATTAAATCTACTGAACCCCCAGTAAGTGTAAGTGCA